TAATAGAAGATCAGTAAAAAGTAATACTCAATTAACAAGAAAAACATGGAATCATGTTACATGGGTGGTTAAAGGTTTTACACCAACTGATTTTGCTGCAAATGCTAAAATATATGTAAATGGAGTAAGTCAAGCGTTGACTTTTAGTGGGACTAATGCTTCTTTAACAGTTAATTATTTTGGTAATTCTTTCATAGGACAAAATGGAAGTACTAGTCCAGGGTATATTATACAATCTACTTTAGGAGACATAACTGTTCATGCTAAAGAACTAAGTGCAGCTGCTATTGGTGATATGTATGCTAGTAAAAGTATACATAAAGGAATAGATTGGATGTTGCCTACAGGAAACTATACTAATGCAGATGTAGCTACACTTAAATCTTGGTGGTTAATGGGTTCTCCCATTGGACCAGAAACTTACCCTACAATTTATGATGAAAATCTCCTATTAAATGGAGTTGGTTATAATGCAACTATGACTAACATGACATCATCTGACATTGTAGGGCTTAGCTACTACAGTGGTTAACATAACTATAAATATTCTAATATGAAATATTCTATAATAAATAAATCTGATGTGGATAATATGATTTGGGAAGACTTAGTAACCACCTCTAAAGATACTATTAGGTGGAATACTGACGAAACAAAAGCTATTGTTAAATTTGAAGGATCTACTCCTAGTTTTTTAAGTGGTAAAACAGAGTATACTTTGAAACAAATTATATCTATTATTAATGATATTGACAATAATTGGATTTATGTGAATCCTAGTGATGATGTATATTCATAAAAAAGGCCAGTAGGAAATGGAAGTGAACCTACTGACCCTCTCTATATAAATATAAAATTGTTGGTTTTATATTTCTTTGTTGACTCTCTCTTTAAGAAGACCTTCTATAATAATTAAGTAATTTATTGCATCTCCAAATTTCTCATTTATTAATTCATATCTAGGTTTTTCTTCAGGAAGTTTATTAATTATAGACTTAATTGATTCAAGATGTTTACATAAATATTCATAAGCCACTTTTTCTGGTTCATTATGGAATGAAAAATCAGTTCCATTTTTAAGTGATATAAATACATCAGCATCATTAGCATATTCATTACGTTTTCTATTGAATGTGCTTTCAGTTCTATTAATAATTCCTTGTAAGAGTAATTTAAATTTATTTAAGTTCATTCTTATCAGCGTTTACAATTGTATTTGCGTTATTTCTGATAATACTGTCTCTATCAATATCCAAGTTTTTAATATTTGGCTCTTGATTTAAATTTACATTTGAAAGATTAGGCTCTTCCTGTTCCATTGGTTTTAAATTCTCATTCATTTTTTTAAGATTTAAAGGTTAATAATTATTTTTTATTTCTTTCATCATGATCTCTCATGTTCTTCATAAATTTTTTATGATTTTCTATTCTCTGACCTTCTTTTATAGCATATATACATAAAATGCATGTACATACTATAACTACAAATAATATTAATGTTGTGTCCATTTTTTTATTTTAGTTAAACATATTGGGGGGAGTTTGCCAAGGCTTACGAAGCTTCTTCTCCCCCTTCTATGTATCTGACATGACTCAGATTTTAAATTCTCCAAATTGTTCATCTTGTGCTTCCATATCAGCATTGTAATTAAATGATTTATTCTCTATTTCATCAATTATATTTAACTGACGTGGATCAATTTCATCATCTACTATTATAGTTGAGTCAGAGTTATTTAATTGAGACTGACTTAATAATTCAGCAGTCATAAATTCATGAAACTTCTGCTGATTACTCATCCATGATCTAGGGTGAGACTTTTTAAGTGAATGAGTTACATGATTGTAAAATGTCCAAGCATTCTCAAGATCAGCTTCATATTCATAAGTTGGTTTGTTCATTTCATTTTTAATACATGACATTTGTGTAGCATCAATAAGATTTTCATCCATAAACAATCTACCTGCTAGTTCTGATTGCTCTTTTTTATTTAAACAAACTTTCTTTAATTCATCTTTATCTAATATTAACTTATTAAAGTATTTATCTGCATGTTTTATTTGTGACATAATATGATTAAACGCTTCTGAATCAGCATTACCTGTATGTTTCCTAGCATAAGATGCTAGATCTCCAGATACCATACCATTTCCACAAACTAATACATATGCACCTATTCCACACTGAAACCGTGTGCTTTTGTCATATGAATTTGACCATGCAAACATCATACCTAATTCAGGATCTTTATTTGATTCAATCCAATATGTACCTTGTGCAACATTTAGATTAGTTGTTGCTGAATAAGCTTCATTCAATATATTGAAGCCGTGTGTCTTTAACAGGCTTCTACTTGCGTCAATAAGAAATTTATGACGTATCACTGTGTATGTATTCCCATGATTTGGAAACGGAGCTTGTGATAACTTTTCTGGTGTAACTCCTTTTGGTTTTATGTATCCCATTTTGTTAGTTTTAAAGGTTCAAATTTAATTAATTATATTTAAAATAACAACAATTGACTGGACTTTATTCCAATAATGTTGTTAATTTCTTTTTCAATTGCATCTAAATAATATTTATTATTAATATTATATTCTTTCCAAGGTTTAGTATTTTGATCATTATAAATAGTTTGTAGCCACTTGCCCGCTTCTAACTGTATCTCTCTTCCATCTGGATTTCTTTTTATAATTTTCTTACCTTGATTTGATATATAGTATCTATTAATTTTTTGTAATTCATCTTCTTGTGCATGACCATCTTCAACATAAATAGCCACTTGTTTCCATACTCCTTTAGATTTACCACCTATACAATAATCTAAAATATTTTTATTATCATTAAGTGTATCTTCAGGTAGTATACCATCTACAAAGTATGCATATATAGCTTTTGGTATAATAAGCTTAGATTTATTCTTATGAAGGGCTAAGTTTTCAAATTCAAAACGTCCCTTACACTTAGCTTTACCATTATTATCAATTGCTATATAATTATTTACATCTGCTAATATTAATTTTTTATATTGGTCATGTTCAAGAACAAGATTAGTTATCTCTTCCCATTTCTTGCATATTTCCATATATAAATCAACTTTAGATCTAGGTATGATTGTCTCAACACCATCTGTATTTTGCAACAATGGTATTGCTTCTGGAATTGCTTCCATAATCATTTCATACAACATCATTAGTGTAAGCTGCCCATTCACGGTAATAAACATAGTAAATTGTGGATCATACAAGAAAGAATTTTTGTCATTACTAAGTCCATATGTACTATTAAGTATAATTTTATATACATAATTCATAGGATTACTTTTAGGAATTTTTTTTCTTTCTGTAAAAAACCATTCATATAAATCACAGAATGCTTTCTTATCTAGATGTGCCGGTGAAATTTTATTCATGATTGCTAAGTTAGGGTAAAAACTAGCGACATCTGAAGACATTATAATGTTCTCATTATCAGACTCATACACTCCAGGTTGCATTGCTCCGTGAGCACCGCCCAATCCAAAGTGTGTTTTAATTCCTTTATAGTTTACATTATATTTAAATCCACCTTTTGTTTGATTAGGGTTAATTTCAACAGTTTTAAATTTCTCAAGTAAATTGTTAAATTCAGGTGTCTCAAACTTAATATAATCAAGTATAAGATCTTTAATTTTAATTACACTTCTAAATGTTCTTAATTTTTTAAGTTCCCATTTAGGAATGCTTAGTTCCTTACTTAAGTAATAAGCAAATAGTTCTTTACTTATACGTGGTTCAGATGCACTATATAGATTAATATTGTATTGATCTGTAAGATTTTTCCTTAGAGTTATTAATGGTTTAGATCTTTCAAATATTTCTTTTGTTGACTCAACATCATTAATACAATATTTAGTTATTAAATCTAATTGTTCTTGTGTATCTATACTGGTCTCATGATGAATAGGCATGTCTATTATATTGTCCCAATCCATACTGTATTGTATCCATTTTAAACTAGACATCTTAGCAACGTTATCCCAGTGATTTAATTTAAAAACATCAATTTGTTTTATTGTCATCTCCCATTCAGGAAATTCTTGAAATTCTCTATTGTTAGATCTATTTATTGCTTTTTGAGCATAACCATGAATTTCTTCAGCAATAGACTCACCATCCATTAACTTTAAATTTTTGTGATTTTTAATTACATTGTGAGTAATTTGTGCGTCAAATGCTAATCCATTATAGGATATATGCCATTCATTATTTTTAATATTTTGTTTTAAGAATTTTATAAACTTTTCATAATCATTTTGTAGCTTACAAATAGAAAAGATTTTAGTCTCTTCAGATTTGTAATGTGTAAATACTGCTACAAAACAATTTTTTAAGGTTTCATAATCCATTACCCAGTGATTCATATCTATTGTTTTAGTTAAAAAATATATCTTATCTTATTCCAAGGAATTATACTATTGTGCAGTTGTTTAAACTGATGTATATAATCTCTTTTGAGTGTATACTTGTATCTTAAGTTTTCTCCACCATATTGTGATGTTTTAGTTTCTTGTATTTCAGGTGTCCATAAAGTTATTTCTGATTCAGGATTATTTTCTAGATTTAATATATGTCTTTTAAAGTTATGTGTAAGAAATATAACTTCAGCTAATACTTTTTCTTTATAATCTACATAATCATTCATCATATTAAAAAGATCTTTATAGTCTTTTAACCAACCATCATATACTATAACTGGACTATAGTTAACATGAACATCATAACCTGCATCTATAAATGTGTTAATAGCTTTTATTCTGTCAATTATTTTAGATGTACCTGGCTCATGTATATCTGCCATTTTTTGTGGCATTAAACTAAATCTAATACGTATCTTACTTTCAGGATCAAATGTAGTGAGTTTAGGATTAACATACTTAGTTGCAAATGAACCCATAGCAATAGGATGATCCTTAAAAAACTCAAATATTCTTTCCCAATTATGATACTTAGCGTGCAGTGCAAAGTCTTCATTACAACTAATGTCATATGTTGTAAAATCTGCATGTGTTTGATTAGGTTTGTCTATAGGAGTAAAATATGCGTGATTGTTTACAGCTGTTAATATGTCACCCGTATTTTTAGCTACACTTAAGCCTGTAGGCTTGTGCCGCTTCATATAGCAATAACTACAGTTATATAAACAACCATGACCAAAACTAGGAGAAATAAAATCAGTACTTCTACCAGATGGCCTTATAATAAAGGTTTTTCTGTTTACTTTTGTTATCATATTTAAAATTAGAGATAAAAAAAGAGAGCCATAGGCTCCCTTTTAATTTTGAAGTTAATATTATATTATACTATTACTATGTTAGGTTCTTTTGTGTCAACACCAACTAGCTCACTATCTGATAAGAAAAACTCATCTATATTAAATGCATCAGGATTAACAGCAAACATATTAATTAGTTCTCTAATTTCCTCTTCAGTAACTACATAGTGTTCTGAACAAGTGTCCACTAATCTTCTTTCTTCTCTAATATCTTTACCGTTTGGTCTTGGTTTACCTTTTACAGGTACTTGATCACCATTATCATCCATTTTAGGAAGCATATGATAACTTTGCTTTATAAATTTACTAATTACTACCATTATCTTTTCACTTGGTGAAAATAAACATTCTACGTAAGGACAATTATCCGTTATAGGTATTAGTTTAAAACTTTTTACAGAGCCAAATGCACTTTTAATTAACATCATACTTTTTGGGTTTTCCTCTACATGCTTTTTTGTTTTCTTTGTCATATCAATTGATTTTTATTAGTTTACAAATATATTAAATTATTTGAGTTCTTTTACAATACTTAAATCTTTTTTAAAATCCTCTTTTTCTAAGTCTGGTAAACTACATAATTCACCTACTTTTCTTAAGTCTTCTTCATTAACACCTAACATATGTGCATAATCTTCAAAATATAATTCAGGATATAAATAACTCTCTATAAATTGAGCTATCTTTCCAGTCTCTCCAAAGAATTTCATTATAATTTCTTTAGTTTTTTTTGTAAATTTTGAATAATTACCCTTTTTAAATTTGTTTAAATCTCTTTTAAAAGGTTTTAAATTAAATATATATAAATAGTTATTTTTATCAATACAATGCATTTCTTCAAATAAAATATTTGTTTCTAAAAATAATTCTGAGAATGTTTTAAATTGTTTATCCCATTTACTTTCAATAGTATAAAGACATAATAATTTATCCCCATCCATTGGATATATATCATTCCATGATACATATGTTTGGACAGGGACAAACCTTACACCTTTCTTTATTCCTAATACAGGATAAAGAAAAACTTTACTTTTTTGAAAATATTCTTTATATATCTTTTTCACATTATAATATTACATTGCCTTTAGCAAAATCATATGGTAAATTATAATCTCTTTCACGGTAGTGGTACTCTGCACGACTTAAAATATCTACAAGTCCTTTTGTCCAATTATTAAATGTTTCATCTTGAACATCAAAAACATAAACGTGATCATAATTATCAATGACTGCAAACTTAAAGCTTTTTTTATAATTACTTATATCTTTATTAGAATTTTTTACCACTAATAAATTGTAGATAACTGCTTGCATCCAATATCTATAGAAATCTACAGTCTCTGCAAATTTTTCAATTCCTTTTGCTGTAGTTTTTAAATCTATTATTACAATTTCTTTTTTTTCATGATCTATTATATATCTATCTACATAACCTTTTAGTCCAAAATCATAATCTTTTAGCTCACATTCAAGATATTTTTCATTATGTACTTCTATACTGTCCATTTCAAAATCAGTTTCTTCTTGATTCATTAAGTCCATAACACTTTTATTAGCTTTTAGTAATTCTACTCTCTCAATTGCTTTTGTTAACATATCATTATCTATAACATCTTTATCTTTTTCAAGTAAGAATTGAAAATACTGAGCATTTTCAGAAGTTTGTATTTTATCTAATCTTTTTGAGTCATCTTTAAAAGATTGATATAAATTATGATATTCTAATGCTTTTAAGATTTCATCATCTAATTCAGACATATTAGGGTTATTATGTTTTTTAAGTTCATTTAAGATCTTACGAACACTATCTGAAGGTACTTTTCCAGGAACAATAGAAAACTCTTCATGCAACTTCTCCGGTTGCAATAACATTAAGTGAAGCAATTTACCTTCTATTAAGTGCTTATCAGTCTTAAGTTCCCTTTTTTTAAGAATATAATCCTTATAAAAAAGTTTTGGTGAGAATAATAATCTATTTAGTGATGAGTAACTAAATTTAAATTCTTTTGAATAAAACTCATCTTCTTTAATTTTATCTATCATATCTTTATTTATTTATGTGATCTTTATATTTACCCATTGTTCC